AATGGTGAAAACTTAACAGAGGATACTATTGGTAGAATGGCAGCATTTGAAAGACACAGACAAAATAGTAATACACCTTACGGTGAAGGTTGTGGAAAATTGATGTGGGATGCATGGGGAGGTGATGAAGGCATTGCTTGGGCTCAAAGAAAATTAGAGCAGATTAAAAAAGAAAAGTTAGAAAGTCAAATAGACGAAATGTCGCTGGAGGACTTAGCGGAAGTTTTTGATTTAGTAATTGAACCTAAATCAGGAGAAACAGAAACCGAGTTTATATCAAGATGTATTCCGTTTGAGATTGGTAATGGTTATGAACAAGATCAGGCAGCTGCAATCTGTTATTCAAAATGGTCAGAAAAAAAATGAAAAAAACAACACTAAAAAGGTTGAAAAAGCTTATACGAGAAAAATCCATTTTAGAAGGTTTTAACGATGGTAGATTTATGGAGAGGACAATACCTGATAAAAGGAAAAAGAAACCAAAACATAAAGCAAAAATAATCGAAAATGAAAAATAAATCCCATAACTATATTATAGTGTATAGGAATAAAAATAAAAATTAACGAAATGAACAAACAAGAAGCGTTAAACGAGATAAAGTCAAAGATTAAGGCTTTATTTAGTGCTGAGCCTGAGGTTCAAGTTGAGGTTAAACTTTACTCATGTGAGACAAAAGACGGAACTAAACTTGAAGTTGATGGTGATGTAATGACAATTGAATCACCTATTTTTAGAATCGACGAAAACGGTAATCGCCTTCCACTTGAGGATGGTGAGTATGAACTAACTGATGGTAACAAAATAAGTGTTATGAATGGTATGGTTAGTGAGATTTCATCAATAACAGAGGAAACAACAGATGAAGCAATCGTAGAAAATCCAGTAGAAAATGGTGATTACAAAAAGAAAAATGAGGCTGAAATGTCTGATGATAGAATCACAGCACTTGAGTCAAAAGTAAATGAATTAGTTGATATGTTAGGACTTTTAACAACAGCATCAACAGAATTGAGTTCAAAATTAACAGAACTTTCAAATCAGCCAGCGGCTAAGGCAGAGGTATTTGAGAAAACTATGTCAGCTGACGAGGCAAGAATCGAAAAGTTCAAAGCAATCCAAAACGGGATAAAAAATAAAAACTAAAAAAATGGAAAACAAAAAGAAACTAGAATTTTCTGCTTCCTACACATCTATTAACAAGTATGTTGATCAGTTGTATGATGGATTTATCCCATCAGTAGTAGGTAAAGTTAGAACACTTGACTTTATCAATATTGTTCCAGATGTTAAGTATTCAAAGGTTGTACCAACCGTAGATACATCATTTGACTTTGTTGCTGCTGACTCTTGTTCTACCTTCGCTAATGGCGGTACAACTTCTGTAACAGGTGTTACTTTAACTACTTGTTATTTGAAGTATGAAGAACAACTTTGCTTGAGTGAAATGGAGCAATACTATTTCGGTCAATATATGAAGGCTGGTTCAGACCAAACACAATTACCTTTCGAGCAAGCATTTTTCGATGAGAAAATGGGTAAAATTGCTAAGAAATTAGATACAACTTTCTGGCAAGGTGGTTCTTGTAATACAGGACTTCTTTCAACAGCAGGTATCGCTGGCTTAACAGCATCAGGCGCTACTAAAGTAACGGCTACAATGTCAGTATCATCAGCTGTAACAAATGGTGTAATCGCAACATTTGACGCAATGATTGACGCTCTTAATAGTGATATGTTGAGTGAGGAATTAGTACTTTTCGTAGGACAAGATACTTTTGATAAATATACTCGTTCAGTAAGAAACTTGAACCTTTATCACTTCTCACCAGATGAGATTGACGGAGCAGCTGTAAGATTGTTCGGTAAGAGAAACGTAACACTCGTTGCTACGGTAGGTCTTAACGGAACTAACAAAGCTCTTTTAACAAAAGGTGAATATATCCTATGGGGTACAGATTTGAATCCAGATGAGGAGCCAATCAAGGGTGAATACAATATGTATCTTGATAAATATCTTATCAGATATAAAGTGAAAATCGCTGGAGCAGTTGCTTTCCCAGCAAGAGCGGTAATCGCATCATAATAAAAACCAATCATAAAGGCTCCTTGTGGGTAAGGAGCCTAAATGATATACAAAAAAAACACAGAAAAATATGGCATGTTTATTAACAAGCGGATATAGTTTAGGATGTAGAGATTCTATCGGTGGTATTCAAAAGGTTTTTATTGGATTGTGGAATGGCACAAGTATGACTATTGGACTAACTGGTTCAAACAATCAAGTTAATTCATTTTCAGGTGCAACCGTTTCTTTTTACACTTTTCAACAAGAATTAGAAACTGCTTCATTTAACCAAAATGGACAATTCAACAGCGAAAACGGAACAAGTTTCTACGAGCAAACTTTAGAAATTACACTTCAAAAGATGGATGCGGCTAACAGAGCACAGGCTACTATTCTTGGACAAGGAGTATGGAGAGTTATGATTTTAGATCAACTTGGACAATACTGGTTGATGGGTAAAACTAATCCAGTTAGAGTTTCAGCTTCTACACCAAATGTAGGTAAGGCTTTCGGTGACTTAAATGGTATTAAATTAACATTTATGGTAAAAGAAAGTGAGCCAGCATACAATGTAACATCAGCTGCAGCAGCAACACTTATAGTTTAATGTCTAATCTAATCTATATGTTAAAGACCCTATCAGAGATGGTAGGGTTTTTTCATTTATTGCCATAATAATATCCGCTATAAAATCCATCATCAAGACCTTTTCTATAACATAAATAACCAGTTAAAGCACATAAAGCAATTGTGGTTGTGAGTGTGATTACGATTGTAATGATTAGATGTTTAATTTTCATAACACAAATATACGGATATTTTTTTTAGAAACAAGCGTTAATGAAAAAAATTAAACCAAAATATATTTAATAGTATGATTTACTTGAACGAAGGTGCAAATACGGTAATTACAACACTCAATACTGGCACACAGACAACATATTATACATGGCAACTTATTAACAAAGATAGTATGGTTGAAACCGTATTTTATCAAGATGATACATCAACAAGTCAAGATTTTTACAATAAGTTCATTATCACGATTACATCATCTATTGGTCTAACAGCAGGTCAAATAAATATTCCAAAAGCCGAATATCAATATACAATATATAAGATGTCCAGCCAATATGACCTTAATATAGCGAGTGCTTCAGGAGTAGCAGAAAGGGGTATATTAAGGTATATTGGTCCAGATTTATGGAACAGACCAGAACCGACAATTCAAAACTTCGCAGCAACAGGATCAACAATAAAAACATTTGATAACTTATGAATGATATAAAAGTAATAAACTTAAAATCAATAGCACAGATTGATTATAGTGAGAAAATGAATAAGGATTACATAATTGATTGGGGTAATGAGAATACATTTCCACTTTATTTACAATCTTTATTAGATAAAAGTTCAAAACACAACGCTATTGTTAAATCAAAGGCTATGATGATTGGTGGAGCAGGATTCGCAACATCACAGAATATCGTGAATCAAACACTTTTAGAAAACAAATATAACCATCTAAACTTGGATCAGATTTTAAGTAGGATTTCTTATGACTTTGAGGTTTATGGACAATTTTGTCTTAATTTGATATGGAGTAATGATAGAAAATCTATTAGTGAAATCAACTATATTGATGTAAGTAAGGTAAGGATTATGACACCAAAAGTGGGTAATCGTATTGATTATTTTATGGTTAGTGATGATTGGACTTCAATTAGAAAGCACAAGCCGGTTGTTTATCCAGCTTTTTCAACAAAAGATAGGACAAATCCAAGTCAGTTAGTAATGGTTAAAGATTATAGACCAGGTAGTGAGTGGTATTCATTTCCAGAATATATTTCAGCAAAAAACTTCATTGAGTTAGAATACGAGATTAGTCAGTTTCATTTGAGTTCAGTTCAAAACGGATTCGCACCGAGTTTAATGATTAACTTTTCAAGCACAATACCAAGTCCAGAGGAGATGGATAATGTGATTAGAAGGCTCAAAAAAGAATATGAAGGCACAAGAAACGCAGGTAAGGTAATTTTTACTTTTTCGGATGGCTCACAGAATGCACCACAAATTACACCAATCAATCTTAACAATTCTGACGAAAGGTTTATTCAATTAAACAAGGAGGTTACAGATGCAATAATGGCAGGACACAGAGTAGTAAATCCAAGCCTTTTCGGTATTAAAGAAAGTGGTGAATTAGGAGCAAAAAACACTATTTTAGAATCAATGGATTTATTTATTGCTCAATATGTAAAACCAAAACAAAATCAAATTGTAGAGATTTTCAATAAGATCAGTAGAATAAACGGTGGTGAGGATTTTGAGATTAATAAGTTTAAGATTTCAACAACTATGACACCGAATGTTACAGAAGTTTTACAGATTATTCAAGCACCGGTTTCAACAGAACAAAAGGCAGAGATATTCAAACTTTTAGGCTATGATGACGAGTCAATCAAAAAACTATTAAATATCAATGAACAACAAGGCTAATTTCATCAGTTATGACTATATCATAAAATGGACACAGGTAGATTCAAATGTAGATCCAAGTTTGATTATGCCATACGTTATGGTCGCTCAAGATCAGAATATACAAAGTTGTATTGGTAATGCACTTTATGTTAAACTAATTCAATTAGTTCAAACATACGGATCGAATCAAAATGACTGGACGACTAACGGATTCAGTAATTATTGGACACTCTTAGTTGATTACATACAACCGGCAACAGCATACTTCACGGTTTATCACTCGCTGCCTTGGATATGGGCAAAACTTACAAACAAAAGTGTTAGTGAAAAAACAAGTGATAATTCAAATCCAGTAGATTTACAATCATTACAATATTTAAGAAACACCGTTAAAGATCAAGCAGAGTTTTCAGCAACACGAATCAGAGAGTTCATAATAAATAATCAATCGTGGTTTCCAGAATACTTTTCTAGTGGTAATAATTTAATGAGTATAAAACCAGCAGTAGAAAATTACTTCGGTGGTATATACTTAGGAAAACAACCATCAAACTTTTCTAAAAATAGAGGATATGACGATGGTATGAGCAACAGGTGGGTATTCGGTTGTTAATAAAAAGATAGTTCGTATGGCAAAAGAAAAAGATGAAAAAACAGATAAAGATAAGAGAGGTAAATA